AAGCTGGTGCCGACCAGCAGCGCCCATGAGACCGCTAGACCCCATGAATTATCGTTTGCCCACGTTCCGGTTGTATCGAGAGTCAGCGTGACTGATTTAACGACATCAGTATTGGCCTCACCGGCCGCGATCGTATACTCGGCAATATATGACCTATTAGAAGTGACACCATTGCGAAACGCCACACAATACGTGCCAGCCGGGGCCTTGACACCGAATTGAAGAGTGACCGTCTTGGCGGTTGCCGTTCCTGATTTGAGATCGCTGACACGGACTCCTTCTATGACCTGAGAGACTGTGACAATCTTTGTAGCGGCGGTAGCTTCGGCAGTCGTAACCGTTACTCGTATGCGATTTGGCGACCCCGCTGGCGTCAGACTGGCAACCCGCGCCAATGACAACGCACCCGTGGTGTTGGCTAGGGCGGAAAAGAACTGGTCTACGGGATAGTAACCCGTCACCGTTCCCGCTGCACTTGCATTTTCTTGGCTAATCATCATCGCGCCGTTGATGATGTAGTTCTTTTTCAGTGCATCGATGTTGGCTCGCGCCTGTGCCCGTTGATTGGCCGTTAGCGCCTGCGCCGTATCAAAACGCACGCCGCCGTCAACATAGGACTTCGGAGCCGCGTCATTGGTCGCGACCGGCGGTGAACCGAACAACTTGAGTTGCGCGGTCATCGGGGTCGAGCCGTCAGTATAAACCGGCGTCGCACCGCCAGTCGCCGACTGGATGATCCACTTCTGGCCGTCCCACTTGTACTGCGGCTGGCCCGATATCGCAGGCGTAGGCCAGAGATCGTTGACAGCGGGAGTGTTTGGAAAATTAAAGCCCATTACACAACCTGTACCCATTGCGTCGATGTGCCGTCATTATAGCGCACAAACAACAGCCCACTGTCGCTCTCGTACCAAAGCGCATTATCCGGCTGACCTGTCGGAGCGGTATCGGAGACTAAAGCCAACCCCGCGCCGGCCGCCCCCTGTGGACCCGTTGGACCCACTGGACCGGTCGGGCCTTGCAATCCAGTTGCACCGACCGGCCCTTGCAGGCCGGGCGGCCCCTGTGGTCCTGCCGGGCCTTGGTCGGGCACGCTGATGACCTGAATCTGATCGTCCTGACTGATGATGACGTTGTCGGTCGAGGTGTCGGTTTGAACCGGATTGTCCTGAATGACTTCTGGGATATCGATCACCGGCTTGCCCCCGCATTATTGATCAGCGTGCCAGACCAGACGCGGAGAATATTTCCGGCGTGAAATCGCACCAGCGAGTGTTCATAACTATCAACCGGCAATCGTTCCAAATCAGCTTGCGTGATGTATACAGAGAACCCGCCACCGACCGCATTGGTAATAGTCAGGCCACCATTCTCGGTCGTCAGCATCATCTGCTCGGTGATGTCGGATGCGCGTTTTCTAATGCCCATGCGCATCGTGTCGCCGGTCAGGTCAATCGCCGTTCCGCTCTGATAGGTATACAAAAAGTTGCACAGGAAATCCGCGTCGGTCTGCGTGGTGATGTTGACGATTGCCATGACCGCCTCTTATGCGAAGGCTGCATCGATTTGCGCCAGCGTGGTCACCGTCCCGGCGTCAATCTCACTCTTCGTCTGTGCCGAAATCGTAAAGCAGTGATCGATATGAGTTTGCAGGTCGTTGCTCATGTTGATGACATCGGTGGCGGCCAGTTGCGCAATGCTGTCATCGGCAAAATGCCAGAACGGATTGTAAGTCGTGGTCTTGTCGATCGCCATCAGCTTGGCCCCGTTGATCTTGGCCTGCGAGCGATCATCGGTCTTGATCGGCTTGCCGGAAGTCAGCGTCAGGCCGCCCTGTTCTTTTTTCCATCGGCTGAAGGTCGTGTAGCTTTTGAGTTGCATCGTGCTGTAGACGCCCTCGGCCGGCTGCACGAAAGTGGTGCCGTCGAACAGCCAATCCGGAAGATACGACGGGTCCATGTTGCTGATGACGCCCCATAGCTCCGCTTCATCGGCAAGGTTGTGCGGCGCTGAATGGCTCTCCAGCCACGTCACATAGTCGGCGTCACTGGTCGGGACGTAGATATTCTTGCCGCTGAAATAGAGCTGTGATCCGCCGACCGTCCAATAGTTGTTTCTCGGATCAACCGGGATGATCATGATCATGTGTATTGCCCTCCGCTCGCCACACTGCCTGCAACGGTACCGGGCAGATAACTGACGCCGCCACCTTGGCTGTCGATGATTCCGTTGGTCGATGCAAAGTATTTCGTCCCGGTGATATTGGCGAAGCCGGTGATGGTCGAATATTTAAATTGCATACTGGCCTGCGGCCCAGCCATGGCCCACCACTGCATCGTGAAAGGCCCCGTGATGTTCAGCGACGGCGAGTTGAGGATGTCATGCAGAATACGTCCACCCAACTGAGCTTCCGCATGAGCACGACCGGCGGTGCCGGTAACTCTTAGCGGCCCCTCAACGCCGATATAGCCGCCGTTGAGCGCGTACATATGATCATCGAGAACAGAGCCAAATTCGACGGAATATAGCGTGATCCCCGCGGTCCCCCATGCATAGAACCCGGTGGACGGAAACCCCGGAGTACGGCCGAGTGACGTCACCTTAAAGCCGTTGAACTGATAGTCGCCGGTCCCGACCGCCGTGACAGCCGCTCCGCTCGGCGCGGAAATGGTGCAGAGCGAAGGCGTCGTGGTGTTGCCGATATATTTGATGCTGCCAAAGCCGCCAATCGAACCGCAATACAGCGGCGCATATGTTCCGGGATTGACATGCACCTGCACATTGAAGCCATTCAAATTGAACTGCACCAGCGTGTTTTGCGCCTTCTGCAGCGTCAAGAACGGTTTCGCTGCCGACAAACCATCATTGGAGTCACTGCCACTCGCTGCGTCAACGTAGTAGTCCCGCGACGCAGTCAACAGCCGCGAGTTGAAGATGCCGAAGATCGCCTTCAGCAATTGAGTCAAGTCAGCGTTGGTCGGCGCATGACAAAGCTGAGCGGCGTAATCATAATAACCGTGATCAAAGGCCCATTGGATCACGGCGACGATCTCGCGTTGGTCGTACTCAACCGATGCCGCAGGTGGGATCGATCCAGCTAGGCCCGCAGATGGGTTGCCATTGACATAAGGCGTGCCATACAGGATCGTCTCTGGCGGCAATCCATAGGGTTGATTATACAACATGATTGTCTGCCCTTCTTTTACGGCGTCCCGGTCATGGGACCACCGGGCGTGAGTCCGGTATAGTCAAAGATGATTTGCGTGTGCGCTGGCTTCCAGCGGTTCAGGATGCACTCCAGATCAGTGTCGCGTCCGATGCGCAAATGCGGATCGACGCCGGTCTGGCCTCCGCCGCCGCCGCATCGGAACCACGTCAGGCTGACGGTGGCGACATGCACCGTCCAATAAAAACGGTTGGTGTCTGGACCAAGTCCATAGTTCGGATACTCCGACAACACGCCGTTCTGAATTCTGTTGCCACTGGGATCACAGACCGGCAGATAGCCCCCCACGAACATGGTATTGAACATCGGGTTGGTGCCATCGCCATAGACCCGGTTGTCACCGCAGCGATCGAGCCCGACCACGAACGGCCGATACTCGCTGATGCTGATCGTGTAGCCGAGATAGGCCGCGGTATTGATGAAGAACTGGCGCGACTGAGCACCGATCATGGTCATGCGCAGCACCAGCTCACGCTGACGCTGGCCTATCGTCTGGGCCTGCGACCAGCACGGATCGGGCAGACCCCAGTTGCGCTCCCAGTCCGGCAGCAGCTCCATCGTGATGCGCGGATCGCTTTCACGCTCCAAAAGGTCTGCAGCTCTGCCGTCTACCGTACCCCAATATTGGTTCAGCCCGTCACAGGTCTGATACAGCACGCTGCCGACGACCCGCTTGGCCCACGCCTGTCCGTTCGGAAGCAGGTTAAGAAAGGCGTCCCTGTAATCGCTGCCCGATCTGCGGAGATGTCTGTCACTCATAAAGTATTGTTCCAAGCACCGCCATGTTGCTTGCGCTAGCCATGGGGATGTCAGCGGTCGGCGCGACAAGGGCGAACGACACCACGGACGGAGAATTCTGGATCGCGTAGCTGATCCAAGAGGCAAAGATAGTCTGGCCCGGAGCGGCCATGTCCATCAGCATGTTCTGAAGGCTGGTTTGAATCTCGCCCTGCGTTTCCGAAGTGTTCGGCACAAGGTTCTGAATGGTGACGTTGATGAATTGCTTTATCGGAGCAATTACGAAGCACTCCTTGACCGTCACCGGCCGCTTCTTGTCGATGTAATCCGCGACCGTATTGATGTCGGTCTGGTTCGGCCAACCATCGTTGTCGGCCCGCAGATCATCCATCAGGAACCACACCGTGACAGTGCCAACGCCCGGTCCCACCCACGCCCGCGTCACGCCGGGAACGGCTTCGGCCCATGCCACATAGTCATTTTCCCCACCGCCCATCGGCGGTTCCTGAATGCGCTGCAGGATGCGAGCGCGCAGCTCGTTGTCGGTCTCGGTATTGACGCCGCCGTCTACTGTCACCACCGTGGTCGAAGCGTCCACGCCCACAGGCGGGGTCAGAAAACCCAAGGTGTCTCCCGGATTCAGATTACCGATGGTGCCTGCGTTCAAGGCAGTCACCGGAACAGATGTCGCAGCGGAGCCGATCGTGGCAGCAGACGTGGTCTGATAGCTCGCCAACGCCGCGCTACCGGTGCCGCCGAGCAGCGAGCCGGCTGAGACAACGGCTCCAACTGTACCGGTCGCGGTCACGGTGCCAGTGGCGAGCGTGGCCTGCTTGCGACCAATGGTGCCGTCCGAATTAACCAGCCAGATGTTGCCATGGCGATCCAGCCATTCCGTCTCGGCAGTGTCGGGCAATAGCTGCAGCGCCAGCCAGTCGATATACTCCAGCGTCAAGAAACACAACGCGCCCTGATTGTCGCTCATCACGCGCAGCACGCTGTTCGGGATCGTGGCGTCGCTGCCCGGCAGCGAGCCGTGGACCGAATCCTTGACCAGCGAGCGAACCTCGGCAAGCGGTGGGGTAGACCATGGCATTATGGCGTTATCCCTTGCCAGAGCAGTTGATACATCAGATCAATCGCCGCGATCGGGCCACGATAGACCCGGATCACAACATCGATCTGTTGCGTGCTGACTCGCGCCGACATGATTTGGTAACGACTGGCAATCTTGCGATCGATAAACGGTTGCAGCGCTTCCCTGATATAATTCATCACCCAAGTCTGAGTGGCCCCGAACTTTGCATCAGGACCTTCGATCGCGCTTCTTCTAAGCAGCCACAACCGCGACCCGATCGGCCAGCCGTTCCAAATCGTGTCGGCATCCATATCACCCCACCAGCCTTCGCGATTGGTTGAGTCGGGGTCCGGCAATAGGTCGGTAGCAGTTGCTAAGCCATTGGTGCCCAGCGCGACTACCATCGCGGTGGCCAGCGCCATGCTGTCATCGAGCGTGCCATCGGACAACAACTGCCAATCAATCGTTACCGAGTACTGCGGAAAGAAGGTGTTCTGAACCGTCCTGATGTCGGGAGGGAAAACCATTGTCATGGAACGGTATCCTGCGAAGTCGGCGGCCCCGGCTTCGGCGCGTTGATCAACACCGCGTCACTGCCGCTGGGATCACTGGTCATGCCGACGCCGCCATTGACGCCATAGGCCGGATTCGACGCGCTCTCGGTGCCCAGCTTCACTTTGCCGATGAAGCACCACGTCGCGCTTGCCTTATCATAATAGCCGACCACGGTGTCGCCGGAACGAAACTCGATGCGCTTCTTGGTGACACGCATCTCATTGTTGACGCTGTCACCTTCGTGCTTGAAGTCCTGCGAGCTGCCGCCACTGCTTCCACCAGTGCTGCTTCCACCACCCTGTGCGCCGCCGCCACTCATCTTGCGCTGCTGCTTCTGCTTCTCGACATGGCGCACCGACACGAACCGCTCGACGTTCTGGCTGCTGCTGCTACCGGAAGTGTCCTTTCCGGCTGGAGCAGCGCTGCTGCTCTGTTGCTGACTGTCATCCGGGCTATCGAGCGACAGCAGATACAGCCCGGCGCGCCTGATCAACGTCATCTGGCCGAGATCGTCATACTGGGAATTCTCGCCTTGCTTGAGGCCCATCGGTCGAAACCGACGATCATCCATTATGCCCATCACGGGAAAGCTGCGGTTGCCGCCCATGAATGAAACGAAACCCTCTGCGCTCTGCTGGATTTTTCCCATCGCATCTTTGGTCGCAGCCCTCACTACCGAAGAGAAACCATAATTCTGCGGAGCCTCGATCGCACTCCGCTGCTCATTGGCCATGAAGTTGCCCTTCGACTCCTGCATCTGCTTGCTGTCGTCCACTTCTGGGATGGTGGTTCGCGCGCCTCCGGCGACATAACCGCGAAACGAGGAATTAGCTGGCGTGGCTCGATGCATTGGTGGTTCCTCATGGGGTTGGTGGAATGCCCGTTCCGGGTGGTGTCTGGCCGGGCAAATTGGTTGCCGTGGTGCCGCCGGGATTGACCGATTCATCCAGCAGCGCCCATGGCTGCTTTAAGAACAGTTCGGTCTCGGTGCCGCCGTTTGGCGTTTGCGTGAACGTAACATCCTGAATCGTCATCATCATGTTGAGAGGACACATCGGCGAATAGACGAAGACGTTGTCGCCGGGCCACCACACCGTCGTCGCGTCCCTGAACCAGCCTTGCACCGTGACGGTTGCTTCGATTTTGGTGCCTTCGTGCCACACCGCTTCATTCTTGGCCCGGTTGATCACTTCTTGGATTTGCTTCACCGGCTGTTCTGACGGCGTAATCAACAGGCTGCCGGGCCAGCCGCTGCCGCCCCAACTACCGCGCAGCTCGCTGGCCGCAGTGCCAGAATTGTCATCACTGGCCGCAGACTGCGCCGTCACCACGTATTCGTTGAAGGCGACCGTGTCTTGGAAAACGCACTGCATCTTCTTGATGTTCTGGCCTTCGATGAGCTGGGTATTGAGCACCGGATTGGTGTGATCACCGATCGCCAGAAAATTACCGAACGAGTCACTGCCCAAGATGATGCCGCGCGGCCGCGCGATCCGCTCCAGAAAATCCCATACCGACTCACCCGGCTGGTTCTGCAGCTTGTCAAACGGAATCGAATTCAGCGTACCGATCGGGATGATCTGGCTGCCATAGGTCGACAGCACCTTGTCGGCGACCTGCTTGAACGTCATGCCGTCGAAGCTGCCGGTCGTGGTGTTGACGCTGCTGTGAGCCACCTTTGAAGTCAGGCTCTTGCCCTGAAGTTCTATGCCATGCTGCTCGGAATCATAGGCCACCTGTCGAATCTCGATGACACCGTCGATCACATCGACGCCACCGAGATTGACCAGCACCCGAGTGCCCGGCATGAACTGCAGCTTGTAGAACAGACCGGGCGGCGTATCGCGTTCGACGCTGGTGAACGTGAAGTAAGAGAAGGCGTCACCCCAACGCAACTTGACGAAAACGCTTTCCCAATCCCTGAAGTTGATGCCGCCGACGATCAGGGTGGCCTGTTCCTTGGCCATCGGAGCATTGGCCGGGCGCACCGGCTCGATGTAGGTGACCGGAGGGATTTCTTTTGTTACGACAATCCGCGTTTCCGGAGGTGCTTCGTCGGCCATTCGTCGTCCCTATATCGACAATGCCTGACCGATCAACGGACAGAAGGCGGGATGCACCACCTTGTTCTCCTGCCTGATCTGATCGTAACGACTGGCGTCACCATAGAGCCGCTGCGAGATGATCAGGCTGGGAAGCGATTGGGCGAACTGATAGCTCAGCATGCTTGGCAACGGTCGCGCCGTCGAAACCAGATAATCGACGATCGCCGCCCGCAACTCGATCAGGGCGATATAATCCGCTGCCGCCATGGTGTCGGCGGTAGTCTCCTCTGAGGTGTTGAATGGAATCTGGATGGCGAGGATCAGCGCGTCGACATCCTGACGGCTGGCGAACGTCATCGTCGAGATGATCTTGCCTTCCTGCGCCATTGCCAGATGGATGCTGCGATCCCGGATCATGGTCGCGCCGAGCGACACCGGATTTTCCGCCGTCAGCGCCAGCCGCACCGTCTCCATTTGCGGCAGCGTGCAGCCAGTCTGCCGCACCTGATCGAAGCAATAATCCAGCGGCACGCCAAGCTGGTCGTAATACAGCATGATCATGGCATTCGATTGCAGCCATCCGATCGCCATCTTGGCCTGCACCGCCGCGTTGCCGGTGCCACTGATGATCCCGGATAGATTGACCAGCGTCCGCTGCACGATTCCGTTGGCTTCTGTCGCCTCCGCTTTTTCCATCGATCATCTCTGTTGCTGAGGAAAGCGATCGCTGAACGTCGTGGTGCCCGGCGGCGGCGTTGCCGGATTGGGTCCGGCCATGCCCCGAGCTGTCTGATCGCGCAGCGTGTCGGCCGCCGTGTTCAAGACCTGTGAGACGTTCGCGGACGACGTCAGCACCTGCGGGTCGAGACCGAATTCGGCGAACTCCATGTCGAACGCGCAATAGCCGCCGAACCGATCTTCCTCGGTCAGCCTGTATCGCGTCAGCACGACGTTCTCGGGTGGCAACGTCGGCAGCACGAGGATGCCGGGACCGGAAGACTCTAGCTGGAATAACAGATTATCGCGGACCACCCGGTAATCGATATTGTAGAGACCGCCCATATTGCCCTCCAGCGTGGAGGGATAGGTGATGCAATATCCGCGCAGCGTGAAGACCTTGGCGCGCCGTCCCATGTCCTCAGAATAGGGAATATCCTTTTTCGGAAACTCATGGGTGATGATCCGGCGACCGTTGTTTCGGCTATTGGCTTCGCAAAAGAACGGCGCGGCCTTGTAGGATGCGGGCAGCAACGCATCCCGGAACGGCAGATGGATATCCTTGATTGTTGACATGACTACTTACATAGGTGGTTGTGTGGCGAGCGGGCCGTCCGCAGCCGGTTGCATCTGAGTCTGCCGGTTCACTTCGGTCTTTTTGAACAGACCATCGCCTTCAGCTCTGACCTTGGTGCCAGCCGGAGCATTGACATCGACCGCAAGCTTGCCGGTAGCGTTGACGTTGACGCCTTGCGCCGCCTTGTCATCCAACACCTTGCGATTGCTCTCGCTGCTCTCTCCCGTGTACGGCCTGACCGTGATTCTGGGAGCAGCTTCGCTCTCTTCCGCCAGTCGTTGCGCGCTGTAACGCTCCGACATCGGCCCCAGTTCCGCGCCCTTTATCTGCGCCCTACTATTAACCTCCGCCGCTTTTATGTTGGCATCGGCTGCCCGCTGCCGGGCAGCCCAATGGCGGCCTTGCTCTCCATGGGCCGAGAACCACGCGCCCTCAACCTTGTGCATGCCGTAGTAGCTTCTGTTCGACATGTACTTGGCGAAGTTGGGATCACCCGCCATGCCCTGATCGGTCGCATAGTCGGTAATGTTTGATCCAGCCCCTACTTTTCCGAGTGCTGCTAACCCTCTTCTCCTCTGAGCTTCTGAAAGCCTTCCGCTGATCAAGTGGTGTTTGACAGGACCATATTGTCCAGAATGCAACGCCTGATTTATCGTCATGCCGCGCATGCTAGCGTAGTTAAACAACTGTTCTAAGTTGGATTGGACACCGCCTTCATGCTGCATGGCATCAATTGCAAAGTCCCTTAGTTGAGGATTGTCGTTCAATTCCTTGATGTGTTGCTGGCGTTGCTCGGCCAAGCTCTTGCTTCCGTCCTGCGCGGTTGTTACGGCATCACCGCTGGTTTCGGCCGCGCCACGGCCGCGGGGCGCTGGCCCAGCAGCTCCTGTTGGCGCGCTGCCGCCCTGCGGCGGCGGCGTTTCAGTAGCGCCCTTGCCAGTACCGGGACCGACCGAAGAGCCGTTGGGTTTTTGAGGCTGCGGCGCGCCCTGCGTCGGCGCGCCCTGCTGCGGCGCGCCCTGCGGCGCGCGATCTCCGGCAGCCGCGCCTTGGCTCTGCGGCGCAGCACCGCCCTGCGGTGGTGGGGCCTCGGTAGCGCCCTTGCCAGTGCCCGGACCAACGGAAGAACCCTCCGGCGCTAGTCGGGTGCCTTCACCGCGCCTGAGCATGTCCAAGCCCTGTTTGCGTAAATCAGGCTGCGCCGGACGCCCGGTCTTGCCGGGGCTGGTGTAGCTGCCGCCCTTGTCTAAACCGCCGGTTCTGGCCCACCATTGCTCGATGCGCTCAAGGAGCTTGACGATCGCCTCGATGTCCTTGGCGTCCTGCGCCAGTATCTTGGCAAGACCCGGCCCGAACGCCTTGAGCAGCGACTCGCCCACCAGCTCGCTGGATTTTTTCAATTCGTCGAATGCTGTTTTGACCCTGCGTCCGTTTGCAAGCAGCTCGTCGAAGCGTTTTTTCTCCTCCGCGGTCAGATTTTCCATGTGCCGGAGCAGCGTGGTGCTCGGGTCCATGTCGGTCAGCTTTTGATAGAACTCCAGTTTTGCCTTGGCCGCATCCGCATCTGCGGTAGTCGAATCGTGGGTACGGCGCAGCGTATCGTCATGACGATGTTTTGCGACGTTCTCTGCCAGCTCGCGAGCCTTGTTGAACTTCTCCTCGATCGTGGCGGCATTCTGTACCTCGCGAATGCCAGCGATCATCTCCGCCTTGTGGGTGCCCGCCATGTTGATCAGCGCTTGGTATCGCTGGCTGCCGAACCGCGACAGGTCAGCCAATGCGCCGGCAAACCGGCCCGCGCTGTCTGCAGCCACGTCACTGGCGACGCCAGCCTTCTCAAGCTGATCGACAAAACTCTTCAAGCGCGCCGGTTCGATCCCGGTTAGCTTGGCCTTGTCGGCCAGATCGGCCATCTTCAGCGCCGTGGAGGTCAGCACCGTGCCAAGGCCAGCAGCCGCGACGCCGAAGGCACCGAACTTGCCGATGAAACTGAGCAGCGCCCGCTCGCCACCGGTCGACAGTTCGATCAGCTTCTTGATGCCCTCGCCGATCTCGGCCTGACTCCGTTTGAATTTCTCAAAACTTGCGGCAGCTTGGCCGGAAGTTAGCTGCGCAATATTACCTCGGAGCGCAGCCAGCGCCGCCGAAGCCTGATCGTCGAGGACGACCCGCAGTCGCAGTTCTTGTTCTTCAGTGGCCATTTATTCTCCAGACTCAACGGCACGCGAACGCTCTAGTTGCGCCGTTCTGTCGAGATGAAGTTGAACTTCGCTGATCGGCATCTCAAGAAAGATGCGAGGATCAAGCTTGTAGTGAAACGCCAACCGGTAGCAATCCAAGATCAGGCTGTCGTTGATGACGGCGCTCACCATCCCCGCGTGTCTGGTAAAAAAAATTTACGCAGACGAAGCGCGCAGCTATTCCAGTCACGCGGGTCCATCGCTTCCAATAGCGGCGGCAGGATGCCGCACAGTGCGCCCATAATGTAAGTCATTTTGCGTTCTTCGATGATGATTTCGCCGTCCCACAACATCCGCGTCGGGTTGCCAATCCGGTTGATCTCGGCAGCGCGCGGCTCGCGAAACACCAGCGAATTGACGCTCTCACCACGATCGTTCATGATCGAACGATACAATAGCTGCACCGTGATCGGCCAAATTTCGGCGCTGTCGAAAATTTCCTTTCGAAGCTGATCAACTTCGCTGAGCACAGGTTCCGGCTTGGGAGCCTCCGACTTCATCTGCGACGCTAGCGGCGGCTGCGGCAACGCCGACTGCGGCGGCTCAAGCGGCGGCGTTTCGGGAATGATGAAGCCTTCCCTTATCCGCCCGCCGCCGTTTCCTTTTTCCAGTTCCGTCATGACTTCACCTCACGCGATCGATAGTTCCTGACAGGCGAGACCTTCCCAACGGACTCTGACTTGGCCGTCTCGGGTGTTGTTGTCGAAGCCCCCTTTGCAGGTGCCGCCGGTCAAGGTGTACTGCATGCCGTTGGCCAATTGCGCAACCACGGTGACGTCGGTTTGCGTCTCAAGGTCTTCCAGCAACAGGCCCGGTATCGTGGACAGATCGCCCTCGATATACGGCACCCGTGGCAGCTCCTGATAGCCATGGACGCCGTCTTGGCCTGCTATCATCGTCCGCTCTACGGCTGATGGCGAGACGGTGAAGTTGCCGCGAAGGGCCAGTTGAGTGCCGTCCACGGTTAGAAAAGCGATGCCAGCAAAACGCTGTGCCATGGGTTAGTCTCCTTTCTATGGTTGTGCGCCGGAAGAAGCTTGGAACGGAGCCGGGGCCTGACCGATGATCGCCAGATCGATGCCGCGGTCGTACTGCAGCCGGAATTGCGCCAGCACGGCAAAAATCCGGAGCTGGTTGATCAGATCGGGCGGATACAAAACATTGACCCGGTTCGGGTTGTTGGGGTCACGTTCGACGATTAGGTTGGCCTTGAACGCCCTGAGGTTTTCGACCAAGCCGTTCCACATATCCATCTGGTACTCGTTGACCAGCTCGGCCTTGATGATGCCCGGCGTCACGATCGCCTGACCCGGTCCGAACTTGGTGCCGTCGTCGGCCAGCTTGTGCCTCGGGAATTTGGTCGTAATGGCGTGCTTCTGGTTGCGAAGCAATTTCGCCAGCGTGGCGAGCGTGGTGACAAGCTCGTAGGCGTCATCCGCTGCGCCATAGAGATTGAGCTGATAGGTAGTCTGTTCCCGCAGGATCATCGGCTGATTGTCGCTGCCAGTCTCTTGGATGGCCAAGCCGTTGTCTGCTAGCGCATTCAGCTCCGGGAAATTGAAGCGATCGATCAGCGCGCATCCCTTGATCTGATTCAGCGACAATGTTTGCAGCGGTCGCGCCGGATCATTGATCAAAGCGCGCTGCGCCTTGGCGCAATAGGCCGCCGTGCATTCAAACGTCGGCGAAGCGGTCGTCGGCTCGAACGCCATGATTGACATCACGCCGCTGTTGTTCGAAGCCCCGAACGTAAGCAACGCGGCATAGGTGCCGCGCTTGGCATTGAAGATGTGCCCGAACTGCTGGCGCTCCCATCCCCAGCGGCCGGTATCGGTGAAGCCATATTCCTGCTCCCACGCCAGCAGCGAGTTGCTGTCGGTATAAGGCATCGCGACGTATTCAAAATTCTTCTGCTGGATGTTGCTGATCCCATTGGTGAAGACGGGCGTGCCAACACCGCCGGTCAGCATGCCCGTGGCCGGCATCGTGATGCCGAGACCGATCGGCGTCGTCTCCGAGCCAACTGTCCCATAATAGTTGAGCAAGACGGTGATCTCGTTGCCGTTGACGCCCTTGAACTTGGATGTCAGCGTCACGACGCCAGCCGCAGCCACCGCCGTCACCGGCAGCGCGTCCACGTTATTCTGCAACTGATAGTTGGTGATCGCCGATACGATGGCGGCCGCGATCGTGGTTGGCGTGTCCGTGGTCATGATGTTGATCGTGATCGGAGAACCAGCGATATAGAGGTTGATCGTTCCCGCCTGCGTCGGCGCAGCCGTGATCGTGATCGTGCCGGTGGCTGCGACGCCAGCGACCGGCTCGGCCACCGGCAGTGCCCAAACCTCGTTCGCAAAATTATTGGCGTAATACGCCTGAAACATTCGCGACAATTCGGAGCCTGCGCCGAAGGCCGCATCGGCTTGGGCCTGACTGCCGATCGGAATCGGCGTATCAACCACAGCGGTTCCGGCCGCAATCTTGACGCCAACCATCAACGCAATCAGGTTGATGGACGACAGACCGGCCATCGAAGGATCGACTTCGACCCAGTACAGCGGGACTTTGATATTGGAAGGAATAGCGGCAAAGCTGATCGGCATCGGTTTATCTCCTTAGTTGGATTCTTCGGTTGGCGGCTGCTGTTCTTCGGTTGGCTGTTGTTGCGGGTTTTCAGACAGCTTGACCGAACCCTCTTTCAGCCGCCGGAAGGTGAACGTATCGTTGGGCCACTCGATGTCACCCTCGGGGCGGAAACCTCCCGCAGTCGGATGCTTGAGTAGTTTGCGCATGTCGGCTGCGGTGAAACCATCGCCATCAGCCGGTTCGAGTCGAACACCCGGAACGGCCTTGGCGGTGCGATCTACTGACCGCCCCCGCATCACGATTCTCGGATTGATTTTGACCATGAGCTGATCCCTTCTTTCTTATGGATCGGGCGGCAATGGCGTTGGCACCGAATCCGGATTGAATTCGTAGACTATCTTGACCTGCTGAATGGCTGCCTGTTCGGCAGACGTGCCGCCAATCGGAAAGGCCGTCGTCACTGTGATGCGCTGCAGATCATCGAAACCGTAGGGATACCATTCGCTTTCGAACTGGAACGTCAGATCGAGCACGCGTTCTGCAATCGGCGTTTCGTTCTTGCTACCTGCCATTCCATAACGCGGTCGGCTAACACGCCCTCGCGGAATTCCCTTAAGCGCGACACCTGAACCGGTATCAAAGGCATTGGTCAGCGCATTCAAACGAAACAGCTTGCGCATGATATGCCACGACACGCTGTCAATATCCTGCAACAACTTAACGCTGTCGTTATTGCGCAAAATAATCTGAAACCCAATTGGCACATTGTGCGTGAAACGAATTGTGGTCTCATCAAAATCACCAACCGGCGTCAACGGCTCATCGCTGATGAAGACGCCAAGAAACGGCACCTGACTCCACAACTCGACCGGCAGCGCCGACGAGATTCGCCTAACTGTGAAATTGACAAAGAACGGATCAGTTGAAAGCTGATTGAAAATCCAGTCCAGCAACACCCACGCATAACTCTGATTATCAAAAATCGTACCGGTGTCACCTGTCACCAAATCTTCCGGCGGCATTTTCATCGCACACCACCTGCTCTACGGATCATAGCGACGAATCGTCAGCGTGATTTCACCACCACCATTCCATGCCGCATCGGTAATCTCGAAGCTGCCCGCCGCTGGAATATTGCCGTCCGCCGGAATGTCAACTTGATCACCCTGCGCTGGCACGACATCGAACTCACTCTCGCGAATATCCAAGATCGTTTCCTGATCCGACATCACCACCATGCCTGCCTCGGTCTGGATCGCAGCGCCTCGCGTATTTAAAATTCCCCGCGCCGGGTATGCCGGACCGTTAGGCTGCGACGCAATCGGCATCACCGTGATGTCGCGTGCAAATTCTTCGAAACAATGCAGATAAACCACCGTGGAATAATCTATCGCCATTTGATCTTCTCACCCAGCAGCGCGACCATACGCGAGTACAATTTATCGAACAGTTCAGGCCGCAAAAGCGGATGCCGCATGATCGAATGCATCAATCGCGGCATCGAAGACAGCGCTGGCTTGCGGATCGCAGCCGCATGCATTCGGTGCGGATGCGTCTGCTGATAGGTACGCGAACGCGGATAAATCATGGTCTGCACGCTGCTCTGCCCTTGATCTCCCTCCTGCAAAACTTCAGTCTCAGGATATCTCCGGCGCATGTCCAGAACTTGCCAATCGGTAAAACCCTGCGGCAAATCTTCCTTGCCAAAAGTTTCAAGCCGATCCGCCATCGTCTCAAACCGTTGCATAACCGCTTCGGTTTCTATCTCAATGTCTAGCATTGGAATCGCATGTAATGCGCCAAGATGCTCTCGATCGCCTGTAGCGTCGGCGACTTGCCAAGCGAGCGCAGCAACAGCAAGTTAGGATCAAAAAACGACACCATCGCTTCCTTGTGCCTGATCACCCGAATACCCGCGGTTTGTGCCTGCGTCATCCGGATGCGTTCCTCGCGCATCAACATCACCACGGCATGCTTCAGCGGCAACGGGGTCGCGGTGGGCAGACTATAACCACCGCTGTAATGCACCACGACCGGATGATTCCAGCTTGCCGCCATCGAGCCGCCAGACGAGATATTCGACAGCTTGCCAGAATCCTCCGCGATCTCGTATTGGCCGGGTGCCAGTGTCACGCCAGCATCCGACACGCTTTTGATATCTGCAGCCTTGACCGGCCAATGTGACAAGTACAATCGGCCATTCAGAGTTTCGCGCCACGTCTCGTTGACTTCTTCATAACCAAGCGTTGTCGTTGGATGCCGGTTGAGCCGTTCGGCGATCTCTTCCGAGAACGTCGTGATCATGGATTGCACCAGCACATCCTGCGACGTATCGGTCGACGAAATGTTAAGCCACAACTTGGCTTCGCTCAGCGTCAACAAATCGGTGCTCGGCGCTGGTGTGAGAACAGAAATCGTATAATCAGCCATGGCTAGCCAACATCATTCTGGAATTGCTCAAACAGACCGCGCAGCTCAAGCGTCGGTCCGCGCGAGCCGTCGCTCAGCAGCGGAACAGCCAGAAAATTTTCACGATCGATAGTCCAGCCCTTGAGCGTCAGTTGTTTTCCCGGCTCGCCCGGCAAACCGCGCTCGCCACGCTCACCTTTCTCGCCGGACACGCCGCGCTGGCCTTGTCTCGCAATCAGTTGCCAACCCTCACCGGGACACGGACCGGGAACATCATGACGTGCGATAAAGCTGCCGCCATTGACGGCAACGACATCAAGCCGCTGATACTTCATGTCGGGATCATACGTGCCGCGCACCTGCAACACGTCAGCGTCTCGACCGCCTGACGCGATGCAAATCCAATCCTCAGCTTTATCCGGTCGCTGACTGGTGTCCTTGAGCGCCTGATAGGTGCCGCGATCATAGCGGACCACGTCACCGTCATAGTGCACGATATCCGGCTGCCAGTGCTTCACTCGCGGCAACTTGCCGGGTGCCCCATCGGCCCCGCGCTCGCCCTGCGCTCCAGACGCTCCGGCGGAGCCCACTGGCCCTGTTTCGCCGGGATCGCCTCTCGGCCCCACATCCCCCTTGATGCCCGGCTCGCCGCGTTCGCCAGAGGCTCCTGCCATGCCTCTGAGACCAGCCGGTCCAGTTGGACCTTCCGGGCCAATAAGACTTAGACCGTCTCGGCCCTCCTTGCCCGCTTGACCTTGCGGACCGCGCTGGCCTTGCGGCCCCGTTTCACCGCGCTCGCCTTTGAGACTTTCGCCACGCGGACCTTGCGGCCCGACTTTGCCTTCGATGCCTTCCTTGCCTTCATGTCCAATTTCTCCCTGTGGCCCCGGTGGTCCTTGTAGACCAATCTCGCCGCGTTCGCCAACCGGCCCGGCTTCACCATCACGGCCGGGCGCGCCATCGCGCACCAGCGCCAATCGCTCGGTCACCATGGTGGTAAAATCCAGCAACTTCTGCTGCAACAGGCTTTCAAGCTTGCGCTCCAGCTCGATCACCCGCGTGCGAAGCTCGGCGATCGACTGCGCCGCCTGCGCCTCGATCAGCGCACGTTCACGCTGCCACGAGGCGCGTTCCTGCGCCAGCGTATCGCCCAATACCTCACGCCAAGCGTCAATTAAGACGTCGGTTGATTCGGGCGGCAGCATCAAAGATTCGTCGGACTTCCCGTTGGACATCGTCATGGTTCACCTTCGGGGATGGTGACGGCTTCAAATCAATAGCCGCCGCGGGCGGCTGGCCACTTGCCGGCGGCGCTGGCGGCGGATGCGGTCCGGTCACGCCGCCCGAGCTACCGGGAACAATGCCTGCAGCGGCTTCTAATGGCACAACCTGCTGTTGAACTCGCGGGGAATCGCCATACGGAACGCTGTCAAGGTCTTCACGATTGCGGGCCTCGTTGGGTGAGAAAATGCCGCCTATGACGCCTTCCTTCAAGGCCGCGATCCGATCCTTCATTGCCGATCGCAATAGCGAATCAGTCGACAGCTCACAGTATTCGTCAGGCTGGCCCTTCAGTTGAAACAACCGGTCAAAGGCCTGCTCGACGTGGTTGAGCGCGAACCCAAGACCGGTCGAAATCCAAAACTGCATCAGCGCTTCGGTCGAACCGAAGGTGTGTCCGGCCATGCCAAGCACCGCTAGTGGTATCCGAAACACCAATGCGATATTTTCTTTGGAAAATTTCAAGAGTTCGGCAAGCTGCGCATCACGCCCGCCAACCGCCCACGGCATCACTTTCAGCCCGTGAGTCAGAACTGGCGTCTTGCCTTGTCCGATCAATTTCGATCGCTCATCCCAGCGATCCTGCAGCGCCTGCACCTGATCATGATCGAGATCAAGATCGGTGGTAATCACTGCGGACGGCCGCGCCTGATTCAAATAAAAATTTATTTGTTGCGCGGTGATCGCGTCGGTGATCGACATGTCGGCAACCGCCGACAGCAACGGCGTCTGTCCCCACAACGGAAACGGATAGCGCCGATCGGCGTGTAACCGGATATGCAGAACATCGCGCAGCGGCACCAATAGCGGATATTCGTCAAGCAGTTCGTTGGCAATCACCGCATTACCGCCCAACCGATAGAACACATCACCGGTCTTTGCCACCAGCGGCTTGCACAACCGCGAATCCATTAAATGCAGCTCGCTGATCTCATATCTGTCATTGCGCAATGCCAGCGCGTAGCAATTGCCGTCAAGGTACAATTGCCGCACACCATTGAGCATAAAATCACTGGGAGTCTGATAGGCGTTTGGCGTTCGTAAAATGCGCGACAGCGCCGAATTTTTCACCCGCTCCCGACCGCCCTTCGACGTCGCGCGCCAATGATCACCGGGGCACATCGCCGATGTCTGGCTGTAGGCCGACACGCAGGCCTCGACCATCGCCGATTGCGCCCCGATCGGCATTGGGTCCATGCCCATCTGCCACCAATTGGAAGGCGAGCCATCGGGCAGCCATCCACCAGTGATCGGAAGGTTGTAGGGACCGGGACGAACTTCTCCCTCGACCGCGCGCACGATCGTGCGCAGTCCGCGAGCAAGTAATTGCCGCGCCGATGTCATTCAGGTCTTAAACCTTTATGAAAGAGACTAACCGATGCGGAGAAAACTCCGCACCGGTTAAGCATTTCAAGCAGCAGGCGGCTTCGGCGCTGCACGCGCCTGTGCCTGCCGGGTCTGATAGCCACCGCCCGGCTTGGCTTCCATGTGTTTCGCCACCTGTTCGAGATCAGAACCATCCGCTTCGTGCTCGGCGAAATATTCGCCAAGCGCGGCTTTATCGTTTTCCGACTGCGTCGGGGTCGGCTTGCCCTTGGTACGCTCGGCAAACTCCTTCATGACACGCTCGCGTAGTTCTTCGCCTTCATGTTCCGGCATTTGCTTTCTCCTGTTAAAAAAGTTTACGCGGGTGAATGACTCACCCGCGCAGTAACAATTACCATGTCACGTTCTGGGTCCACGCCAACATGCCAGTGCGCCTGAAGGCCCAATTGACCGGGAACACCATCCTGAGTGCGAGCGAGTCTGTTTGAAACAGCGAACGCTGTGGCGACGCAACCACACCGGGAGAACCGCTCACTAAATCTAAGGGTGTAGTGTCCTCCATATGCAACGTGGCCTGATCGCTGATTTCAAACCGCACATTGTCACCTTGCATGGCGACAAAATCCGCCGCGTCGGTCAGGATCACGGTTTTCGCCGGGACCGTAGCCGAATCGATGATCGGCACATTGTTCAACGTGCCACGACCGATCTCATCCTTGAACGGGAAGATACCGGTATTGGGCGCGCTGGCCAGTGATGCCGACAGCGCATCGGATGGATTCATCAGCCATACCGGTGAGCGGATATTGCCGTAAGTCGCGGCAACCAGCGCACTCGTCAACTGCTTGATGTCGCCAATCACGGCGGCAATGCCGCCGCCTGCCGTTGCCACCAACGCCGATACACCGTTGAGAATGCCAGCAGGACGGATCAGTGTTGCCGGATTGGTGTCGAGCAGAACCGAATCCAGCGAGATCGCGGTGTCTTGCTGAATGGCTTCCCGCAGCACGCCCTCGATTGCGGGAATGGAATGATCGTTCATTTCCCTTGACCAAGTCGTGATTACCGCCATCTTCTTCGGCGTGAAGGTCTGGCTGGTGAACGCGCCTTGGCGCACCGGGATAGCCATGCCTTCACCGACGAACGATCCGGCGATCGTTGGTGTACGCGAACGGCTTGGAAGCAGAATCTTTCCAGCCTGCCCAAAGCTGAGCGAAAGGCCCTTGCCGGAAAGTCTTGGGTAGATACTTTGCGCCATCAGCAGGCCCAGCAGATCGGCATAAATCTGATGAACCAGTTCCTGCGCCCAGCCCGCTACCGTGGTTAACGCGGGCGCAGACGGCGCACGCATCACCCAGTCAAGCACGACCTTGTGCTCTTCATCATCACCATAGATGCGAACCCGCTCAAGATCAGGCATCGTGCCGCGAATTTTTGACATGCCGACACAGACGCCGGCATGCACAAGATAATCCAACGGCAACCAGTCCTTTTTCGAGTGCTTGATAATCATCGGCGCGGCGACATTAGCCGTGCTGGTCATCAGCGATGCCGGAACCATCGAACGGCGATGCGTTCCGACTGCTTGCTCTTTTTCCACATCAGCGGCCTGCAACGCTTCGGTTTCGGTAAGCGCCGCGTGCTGATTGCGAAGCTGCCTGACCTGTGCGTTCAGAAGTGTGGTCTTTTCCAGATCAGCGTCGCTGACGTTGCTATCGTCCTGCTTGCCGACATGGGCGTCGAGTTCTTCCAGCTTGTTGGCGATCTGCTGCTGCAGATCGAGAATACGTTGTGAAAGAGAAGACATCTTACTGTCCTTCCCATTACGAGACGTGTCGCCATGCTTGGCAGTGAAATCCCGCCGCTTGGTGTCAGCCTGTTTGCCGTGCTTGGCGAAGATGACATCGATGGTGGCGGGACTGATCCCCAACGATTTGGCAACCGCGAGGGCATTCGGATTCGCCGGTACGCTGACCAGCGAGGTTTCGATCAATTCCTGTTTGACATATTTCGAACAAGGCCAGCCGCCGGTCGCCGACTTCAGCGGTTCGCTTTCAATCGGAGAAAAACCGACCGAAACTGCCTGTAGAATACCTTGCTCGACCAGACTGAGAATTTCATTGATCCGCTCTGACGTGCCCTTCTCGGCCAGCTTCAAATGTCCACGCAGTGACCCCTTCTCAACTCGAAGATTGTGCCACTTGCCGATCGGAAAATTGCTATTGTGGTTAAACAACGCGATCGGATTTTTTTGAAAATTGTCGAGTACCCATCCTGCACTCGTGATGATATCACCCATACGATCAATCGTCTCGTCGCTTAACACGAACTCCATGCCGATCGCATCGCCGCTGTGAGTCTTGCGAATAATCGCCTTGCGAACTGGCGCACGCGCCGCGCGTTCCTGCTGCGCGTCGTCCCACATCATTTCACAGGAATCTTCATCCATGCTATCAAGACAGCGCTCAATAAAATCATCATGAGATTCGTC